GATCCTACTGCTCCTAAACCCTTTAAACCAATTCCTCCTAGTTTACCTGCGAACTTTCCTCCTTCTTCACCAGCACTTATTACTGCTCTTTCTGCGTCTCCACCAGCACTTGCTTCATTTACTCCTGTTTGTGTAATACGTTCACCTTCTTCCGCAACAGGTGGTGTTTCAGTTGTAGGGTTATTTGATTGTAAATTTTGTGCTATTTGACCTGCGGTCTTTCGTGCTTGCTGTGCTTTCTTTGCTACTTCTTGACCGCTTTTAACCCAACTATCGAAAGTTGCCTTTGCTCCTGCTAGGGCGGTTGCTTGTCCTGCTCCACTTTTTATTTGTGATTCAATTTCAGTTGACGTTATTTGTCTAATATCGTCTTTCTCTTTATCTCTTGCGATTTGTAAATCTTTAGTCCTCTGTTTGTTTTCCTCTTGAATACCGAAATTATAATTTTTTAGTCCTGCTTCAAACTCACTATCCCTAGATCTGTCAGCACTTACAAATTCCATTTTATAATATTTATAATATTTTATTATATTATATTAAATAAATAATTAATCATTATGTTCTACTTCTTCTTCACTTTCTTCTTCTTCCATACTCTCCGTAGGATATATTTTCTTCTCAAAATTAATCATGACCTCCGCAGGGTTCTCACTTAAATTTAAGGTCATAAAATCGAATTTCTTTTTAGTTGCTTGTTTGTATAATTCTCTAAAATTAGCGTCCCCATTGTACATTGAAGAGTACTCCTCGCTTAACTTGTCAAGTTCCGACGAATTTTGCAATTTACCTATTAATACATAATTAGCATTTGCTCTAATAGTAGGAGATACCTTACGAAATGCTTGTGTTGAAATCATAAGGAGTTGTATATTGCTGTGTCTATAGCGCGAACTAATGTTGTTTAGGGCAGTAGTCTTATCTCCAAGGCAATCGTCTACACAGAGACATACGGACGGTTTATCTTCTCCATAACTATCTTGATTTTTTACTAAATCATATATCATTTGATCGTCATAGTGGTCTTCACAATCAAACGCTTTTTTTAAAAATCTACTTGTTTGATCGTTATTAATTGTATTACTAATAATCTTTACATAATCAAAATAATCCTGACCGTAAAAATTTTTATTAAGTAAAAGGTTCGACACAATTGTACTTTTTCCGCATTTAGTAGGCATAACTAAAAGTATACATGAAGGAGGTTTAGGTAGGTTAGGGTGTAATGGTTTTATTTTTTCAGTAGGAGGATCAACAACCTTTAGTATTTTTAATTGTTTACTCATTATATTTATTATAATATATTATTTTTTTTTATTATTCTAACCAAATAATATCTCTTTCTAAATTTATTTTATAACAATAATAAAAACAATCAAAATTACAACAATTTTTCCAACCTTCAGGTATATCTCCTTTTATTTGTTTTTCAAAGTGTATTCTTTTGCGAGGTATAATTATTTGTATAGGATCTTTACTATCTTTGAAATTTTCTCTAAAATAAGAAGTACATATTTTACTGCAAGGTAATATCAATATAAAAGGTTTATCTAAAATTTTTAATCTATTTAATATATCTTTGCTTTTACTAAATGGTGGATTACTTACAACTATATCTCCTTCATTACTTTCAAAAAAATCATTTTTATTATGAATTACATTAAAACCTAATTCACTTAAATATTCTCCTGATTTACCGTCTCCATAAAATGCTTCCCATATTACTTTATCTTTAGGTATATAATCTTTTATATTTTCCCACGCATGTTTAGGTGTCATATAATCGTCGTGTTTTAAAAATGTTTTTGTATGAAATCCCGCCATTATATACTTATTTAGATTTTTTTTTATCTTTTTTAATCCATATATTTAAAATTATTTTGATATTTGTTTAATTGTTTTTTATGTCTACGTATTAACATTTGACAAAGTGTTTTATCATTATTAGGAGTATATCTAGGAGTTCCTCCTAAATTTAAATGTTTATAATCTTTTAACCAATTACCAAATCTACCATATAGTCCATATATGAAATCGTCGCAGTACCAGTTATGTATTGCAGGAGGATATATAAATCCAAATATATCAAAATGTTTTTTATGAAATAAGAACTGTGTAGGGATATTATCATTATTAGACCAACCAGCAGAATATCCTATATTATTATTAGTCTTTAGATAATCTATAAAAACTTTTAACCAATTTTCATTACTATCTAATTGTATATCGTCACCACAACAAAATACATATTCACTTTCTTTAAATGCTAACTCGCTCAATTTATTCCATATATGACATGGTTTACCTTTAAAACTCGAATCAAAAGGTATCCATTTTAAATTTATATTTTTATAATTAGTAGGTAATGATATATTAGAATATAATTTATCGTCATTATCATAACCTATATATACTGCTATATCTTCTTTTAATATTTCTAATGAAGGTAAAAATATTTTATATAAAAACGTATCCTGTATAGTTTCCCAATCTTTACCATTTGAAGTTGAAGGTACAGTAAAAGCAATTGTCATTTATTATATATAATATATTTATATTTTAAATCTAACTTAATATATAAATGAATCGTCAATCACAATTAAATCAAGATATTAAACTTTTAGAATATTTAAATTATAAAAAAAATGGTTATTTTGTAGATATAGGCGCGCATAATGGTAAATCTTTTTCTAATACATATTTACTTGAAAAAGATTATGGGTGGCGAGGTATATGTGTCGAACCTGTATTAAAAGAATATAATATATGTAAAGATTGCCGACCTAATAGTATATGTAAAAATGTTTGTATTTATAATAGAAATGGAGAAGTAAATTTTAGTGAAAATAAAAATACTATGTATTCAGGTATTAATGAAAGTTTAACACATTTAAATAATAAAAATATTATTACTAAAAAAAAATGTATTACATTTAATAAATTATTAGAGGACTGCAAAGCACCTAATGATATTGATTTTTTATCATTAGATACCGAAGGTAGTGAATTAGAAATATTAAAATCTTTAGATCATACAAAATATAAATTTAAATATATTACAGTAGAACATAATTTTATAAAACTAACAAGAGTTCAAATAAAAGAATTTTTAAAAAGTAAAGGATATTCATTTTTTGCAGAAAATAAATGGGACGATATATATGTCCTAAAAAAACAGGACACTTTTTAAAAAACAGGACACTTTCAAAAAAAACAGGACACCTCTTAATTTATCAAATATAAGACCATAAGAGACCATAAATTATTAGAAATGTAAAATATGTTATTACCAAGTGTCCCAAGTGTCCTAAAAGTCCTAAAAAATATTCCAACCTTTTTTAAAAAATAAGAAATGATAATGAATGAATAATATTTATAGAACTTTACTTTTTTTTGCGAGATTTTCTGGGACTGTCCCGTTTTTTTTAGGACACCTCAAAATTTAGAATAAATGACTAAAAAATCCTGCTTCTCCATATTTTGCAGAACGTGGAGGATTAAGAGCATTATTGATAATATTTGCTGTGTGCTGATTCTTCTTTAGTTCTTCTTCTTCTTTTTTCTTCTGCGCCTTCCTAGTCTTTCTAACTTTTTCATAACCTTCAATAGCGTCCTGTTGTAATTTCCTAATAAATTCAGGATCTAATGATTGTAATGAAGACGGTAGGTTAGTAGGTGGTGGCGGTGCTTCACTTATTTCTTCTTCTAACTTTTGTACTCTTTTTACTTTTGCCTTTTTGACTAATTCCTTTTCTTTATTTTCAAGTTCTTTCATTTTCTTTTTTTCTTCTGCCTTTGCTCTACGAACTGCAAGTGCCTTCTCTCGACCTTTCTTCAAATTTTCTTTTTGTGCTTCTGTCATTTCACGTTTCTTTTTAACAGGTTTATTTACTTTCTTTTCTACAAAGATATCCTCTTCAGGTATAGTAGGTTTCTCTTTCATAGTAGGCATGATATCCTCTTTTACTTCTTTTACTTCTTCTGTAATAGTTTCTTCATCACTTTCTTCATTCTCTTCTTCAAGGGGTAAATCTTGATCTATTAATTGAATAACCGGTAAAATTTCCATTATACTTTAAAAAATATAATAAATATTTTCTAAAAATTATTAAAAATTACTGATAATTTCTATAAAAAAAAGAATAATTAAATCTACCACCAACCAACGCCCCAACCTTTACTGCGTTGTTCTATTTCATATTGTTCCATTTGTTTTCTCCTTCTTTCTGCTTCATATATTCTATTCTTGATAACTGCAATATCATTTTTTATAGTATCCATACTAGTAGATATTTCTTTTACTAACTCCGCCATAGTTTCAATAGGTTTTTTAGTAGATTGTTCTTCCGGCATTATAATTTATAAAATATAATATTCTAAATTTTATCTTTGATAAAAATATATAATGGATATTAAGGATTTAAAAACACCAAGGGACTTACCTGATAATATAGACGACTGGAGTGACGAGATTGAAGAATTATTAAGTGAATGGTGCGAGGTTGCTATATGTTATAGTTATTTACATAATTATTCTCACCGTAAATATAAACATAAACATAATCATATTCAAGTGCCTATAATTATATTATCAACACTTACAGGAGTAGGTAATTTTGCTGTAGATAGTTATATACCAAAAGATTATCAGCAGGGATTTACAGCAGGTGTAGGTTCACTTAATATTTTTTGCGGTATCCTAGGGACACTAGCGTCATTCTTAAGATATAGTGAAACTATGGAGGGACATAGGATAGCAGGATTAGCATGGAGTAAGTTAGCAAGAAATGTAGAAATAGAATTATCATTAGATCATAGAAAACGAAAACCTTGTAGAGATTTTTTAAAAGTATGTCGTGCAGAATATGACAACTTACTTGAAAGTTCACCTAGTGTAGATTTAGATATAATAAATATGTTTAATAAAAAATTTGAGAATGATTACCCAAATGTTCGTAAACCTATTGTATGTAATGGATTAAAAGAAATAGTACCTTTTAAAAATAAAAAAGAAATAATAGAAGAAAAAGAAATAGAAATAAAAATAGAACCTGAACCTGAACCTGAACCTGAACCTGAACCTTAATCTTCAATCCTATTAACAGCGACCTCATATATATCAGGGTCTTTTTCTATACCTATAAAATTTCTATTCATATTTTTACAAGCAACACCAGTAGAACCACTACCCATGGTAGGATCTAATATAACGTCACCTTCTTTAGAATAATATTTAAATATCCACTCCATAAGTGCAACAGGTTTCTCTGTACTATGTTTACCTCTTGTAGATTTAATTTCTAACATAGTTGTTGGTAATGGGGGTTCATAAAGTGGTTTGCCGTTTGC